TATATCGTGCTCTTAATCAAATCCCATTTGGTTTGAGCATCAGATTTAATTTGATCCCATTTTGTCAGCAAATCATCAAGAATATTCTGGGCTTTATTAATAACATTTTCATAAATTCCACCAGCTTTAGTTGTGATGTCATCCTTGATATTCCCCCATTTAGTTTCTGAATCAAGTTTGACTGCATCCCATTTTTCAGCAACTTTTGTGGCCGTATCACTGACTTTTTCGGTCACATCATTTTTTATATCTGTCCATTTGTTGGCCAAATCATTTTTGATATTACTCCATTTTTCTTCAGAGTCATCCTTTGATTCCTGCCACTTATCAGCAACATTCTTTGCTGTATCTGTCACCTTTTCTGATACATCTGTTTTAATATCTGTCCACTTATTGGCCAGATCTTCTTTGATATTATTCCATTTTTCCTGTGAATCCTCTTTTGTCTCCTGCCACTTATCTGCAACCTTTTGGGCTGTATTAGTTACCTTTGTTGTCACATCGGCTTTAATATCTTCCCACTTTGCAGCCAGATCTGTTTTGATGTCATTCCATTTATTTTGCGTATCTTCCTTTGTTTCTGCCCACTTATCTGCTACTTTCGTGGCGGTATCAGCCACCTTAGTTGTCACATCAGATTTGATATCTTCCCACTTAGCCGCCAGGTCACTTTTTATAGCTTCCCATTTTTCAGCCGTATCTGTCTTAGTCTCATCCCACTTTGTTTTAATATTTGTGGCTGTTTCTGTTACTTTGTCAGTAATCCCCTGCTTAATATTGTTCCAGGTATCCGATAAGAATGTTGTCAAAGCATTCCATGCTTCTGATGTGGCCGTTGTTATATTTGTCCATGTCTCTGATATTTTATTGAAAATACCACCAAACACCAATTCGAACATATTTTTCATACCATCAAGCGCATTGGTAATAAAATCGACAAAGCCCTGCCCGATTGATTGAGCAAATTCCCAGGCAGTTGCCCAGTCACCATTTAAAAGAGCAAATACCGTGCCGACAAAATCGCCAATAATTGAAGCAAGATTACCGATGCCCGCCACAAATGGCGCAATGGCGATCATTACATTAGCAAATCCATTTATAAATGTGGTGAAAAACCCTTGCACAACTGGCACTATATAAGTTCCCAGAAAATCACCAATCTGCTGCAGTATTGGTGTGACATCTGCAGAAAATCCCTGGAATGCTGCCATGGCTGGCTGTAATGCTTCTGAAATCCTGCCAAAAGCATCCTGAGCAGATGTTTTAACCGCTTCAAATGCATTACCTACCGATTGTCTAAAGAGTTCTGAATTATCCCAGGCACCTTTAATGATTGCTGCGATCGCTGCGATCGCTGCCACTGCAATTCCAACCGGACCCGTTAAAGCTGTCATGGCCGTTGATAGTCCCCCGGTCGCACCAGCTGCGCCACTGGCAGCACCCATGAGTCCAGATGATCCCAGTAAACCAAGAATATTAGATAGTCCGCCGGCCATACTTCCAAAAATCATGTTCAATTACCGGTGCTGCTGCTGACATGATCGTTTCACCCAGTGTTGAAAATGCAACCTGAATACGCTGAAAAGCCATCTCTGCTTTATCGCCACCGTCCAGCAGTTCATCATAGGTACCGTCTAAAGTTCCCTCTGAGCCCTCAATGATCGCTAAAAAATCTTCAAATTCAAAACGTCCGCCCTGGATCGCATCAGCCAGATCCGGCCCGGCTTTCTGTCCAAATACCTCAATGGCCATTGTTGTTGCAGATGCAATGTCCGGTGCTTCTTTGATCTGCTGCAGGGTTTTCCCAAACTCTTCTTTTGCGTCTTTTCCTTCTGCTGACCAGTTCGAGATAGCTTTTTTCATTCCCGAAAAAGCAACTTCCGTATTAACCCCGGCTTTTTCCCATCCGGCAAAAATCGCAATCGATTCTTGCGTATCAAATCCTAGTGCCCGCATTGGTGCGCCGTATTTTGCCAGATTTTCGGTTAAAACATCAATTGATATCCCACTTGCCTGGCTAGCAGAAGAAAGCTGATCCAGGATCGTTTTATATTCGCTTGAATCAATTCCCGCATCGTTCATGGCACGTGATACTAAGCGTACCCCTTCAGTCGCATCCACCCCGGTAATCTTTGCAAACTTCAAAAAATCGGTGCTCATGGTTTCCAGATCATCACCGGTCACACCGAACCTTGTATTTACTTCACCGATCGCCCCGCCGATATCCTCAAAACTTCCTGAAACCGTCCCAGCTACATTTCGATAGGTTTCCTCCAAAGATGCAGCTGCATCCCCGGTGGCTCCAGTGGCTTTAATAATTGTGTCCATACCTTCATCAACTTCATTAAATGAAGTTACGGCAATAGCACCCAGCGCCATGAGCGGGGCAGTCACACCAGTTGTCAGCGATCCGCCCACATCTTTCATTTTTGTTGATGCCTTATCCAGCTTGTCAGACATTTCATTAATGGAAAATGTGCTGATCTGCTTATTAACATCTTTCAGCGCTTTTTCTGCATCATAAAGCTTTGTTTCAGTGTCAGACAGCTTTTTATTTGCAGCAGTCATTTTGCTGGTATTGGAATCAATGGCATTGTCATTATTTTTCTGCTGCTTTTCAAGCTTTGAAAGCTCATCCGAAAGCGCCTTTGCTTCATCAGAATTTTTTCCATAGGCCTGTTTTGCTTCATCATATTTCCGGCTTGTTTCCTCTACCTTGGTGGCCAATTCACCTTGTTTTGTTTTAAGCTTATCCTGCTTATCCGTTAAAGCCTGGATATAGGTTTTCTGAGTATCTAAAGCCTGAGATGCCACTTTTACTTTTTCGGTCAGTAATCCCTGCTGACTGGTCAAACCCTTATACTTGTCTTCACTCAGTGCTGCCTGTGATGCAGAAGCTTTCATGGATGAATCAATGCTTTTAAGCTCTTCATTCATCTGCTTAGTCGCTTTCTGAAAATCAGCTATATCCGCTCCGACTCTAAGTGTTGCACTTGCCATCAGTTATCACCTCCGTTTCTGATCCAAAATATGAGCCCTTCATATAAATCGATATAATCAGCGTTCCAGGCATCCAGATATGAACAGTTCAAACATTTTGATGCCAGTAAACAGGCACCCTGCAGATCTTCAATAATACTTTTCTGTTCATCCTCTTCTTTGATAATGCCACGCTCTTTAAGGGCTTCTTTCATGGGGCTGAATTCTTTTTCCTCGTTTATTTCATCCAGTTCTTTCTGTTTTTCTTTCAGTTTTTCAAAGCAAAAAGAAAAAAACCACTCATTGACGATCACATCAATAGCGGTTTTTTCTTCATAAAACTTGGGAATCTGTTTATCTTCTAGGAATTGCTTGATATTTTTTGCGCTAAACTTGCTGCGCTTTTCTGAAAAAAATCATCATACACCTGGCTGATCCGTTCGGCTGCGCCCTTCTCAATGTTAATCTGGACCTCACGAACAAAAGTAACGAGTTCCTGAATGTCTCCCTCTTCATCAATCAGATCCGCTGTCAGTCCTTCTTTTTCAAATATTCCGGCAATTACTGTTTCAACCTGGTCAAGTGCCTGATCCGTGTAATTGTTGTCCCGGAAAAGATCCATATCAGCTACATCATTAAGCATGTCTCTGAACTTCTTATAATTTCTTGGTGACAGCTTTGTTAAAGTAAATTGCTGATCGCCAATATTTAAAACAACTTTCATGCTACCTCCTTATTAAACTGCAAATGTTGGTTCTTGCACGGCTGTAAACCAGTCATCCAATGCCGCTGCTGCGTTGGTATCTGTTTCTGTCAAAGCCTCTTCATTAACTGTGATAGAAATAAGGTTTTTGCTGTCTCCGTCAATAACAGTCGGCTTTCTGCGCTGGTAGAACTTACCCTTGATGGATTTTGTTTTGGTATTGGTTTTGTCTGTTTTTGTTTCGTATTCGTCCCCTTCTGAATTTGAGAACTTCCCGCAATAATACCAGGTTAATTCCATTTTCCCGCCGGTTCGCTCAGATGCAAACCCCAGCGCCATTTCTTTAGAAATATCCTGAGCGGTTTTAATCAGGTATCCTTCTTTGTTGATGTGGCCAAACAGTAAAGCCTGCTCAGACGGGCTTAAAGCGTTAAATTCAAAATCCACATCTGAATCCGTATAATCATTGATAACCTCTTCCAGCATGTTTTCTGAATACAGATTATCATCCGAATAATTGTCTGTTACCTTTGCCTTAATTGCGCCAGAGACAAAAACAGGCGTTCCAACCGTGTAGGTTGTATCTGTATTGGCAGTAACTTCTGCTACATGGACATTGTATAAAAATCTTGATCTTGATTTTGCCATTTATTCTTCCTCCAAATAATAAAAATTTAATTGAATATGGAAATAGTTAATTTCCTGTATAAACTCGTTTCCATTCCCCAGCCAGTCAAAGCCCACCTGGGAAAGTTTTTCCTTTATCTGATCCTTGTAAGTGTGAACTTCCACTTCATTCAGTCCCAGCACATGCACTTCCAGATCATGGCCGGTTCCTTCCACATAATCATCAGAATCAAAGGCCGGATATTCAGCCGTTTCATTGAATACGACATATGTACAGTCCAGATCTTTTAAATAAGTGCTCTGATAGACATTTTCCAGCTCTTGTAAAGCCAAAAACACTTTATCACTTAAAATCATCCCATCACCTCTTCAAGCTTCTTCTGGTACTCTTCTACGCCTATTTCATTAATATGCGTAATTACCGCTTCATTTGCACTGCTGAAAAGCTCAAGTTTAGCAATCTTAGGAACCGGCCTGTTATGATTTTGCGGGGCTAAATGTTTATCCACCCCTTCTTCAAAGAATTTTGCATAAAAGTTTTCACTGTTATCCGATGGCCGCCAACCGATAAAGCCAAACATCTGGCCGTTTGATGTCTTAACGCCATCGACCGGAATGTTATCCGCTGCATGTTTGCCAGGGATTGATCTTGCCCGTCCTCTTTTTGGCCCGGAATCCTGCACATTTAAAGATTTAGGCACCCGTTTTTTGACCAGTTCC